CGAAGTAACTTTCGGAAACGAGATATGAAGTAATAAATCAGAGTGAATCAATGTGAAATGGCATTTTCACACCCCCAAAATTTCAAAACTCGGAGGATAACGATGACATAGTTATAAATACACTAGATAAAACAGAGGTTGGTCTCCATTAAAAAGACTGGTGTTTTAAATTACACCTAAAAAATTTAGTGTATCGGATGGTATCTAAAGAGGGACGGAGGTGGGAAAAAATTTTAAAAAGTGGCTCAAATTTTCAGTTTCCACCATATTACCAAACTTGAAAATAACGAGCCACTTTTTGTTTAAAAAACATTGATGGTTTTGAAAATTACTTGATATATATTATTGTATGATGGTTACATCATTACAAAATGAAAATTGAAACTTAAATAGTAAAATAATAATAGGAGATTAATAAATGGATATTAACGCAATTAAAAAACGACTTAATCAGTTACAAACTACAAATCAACGTACAACAAATCTTTGGAAACCACAACCTGGCAAAACTCAAGTTAGAATAGTACCTTATAAATTTAATAAGGAAACTCCCTTTATTGAGCTTTTCTTTCATTATGATTTAGGAAAAAAGTCTTATCTTTCACCTGTATCATTTGGTCGTCCAGACCCGATTGAAGAATTTGCTGATAAACTAAAATCATCTGGTAATAGAGATGATTGGAAATTGGGTAGAAAGTTAGAAGCAAAAATGAGAACTTTCGCACCAGTTGTAGTTCGTGGTGAAGAAAACGAAGGTGTTAAATTCTGGGGTTTTGGTAAGACAGTTTATCAAGAACTACTTTCCATTATCGCAGATCCAGATTATGGTGATATTACAGATCCAGTAAATGGCAGAGATATTGTAGTGGAATTTAAAACGGCTGAAGAAGTTGGCGCTTCATTTCCAAAAACTACTATTCGTGTAAAACCAAACCAAACAGTTGTTACAGAAGATAAAAAAATTCTTCAATCAATAACTGAAGAACAGAAAAATCTTTCTGATATTTATCAAGAACAATCTTATGATGAGTTGGCTAGTGTATTACAGGAATGGTTAAATCCTTCAGATGATGATGAAAAGAGTGAAACTAAAAAAGAAAAATCTACTACATCTTCAACATTACAGGAGACAGTCGCTACTGCAGATAATGCATCAGAAGCATTTGATGAACTCTTTAATAAGTAAGGGTTAGAATATGTCTGTAAAAGATGAATTAGCAAGTGCATTAGCTGATAATCTTAATAAACAATTCAAAGATACAAAAGTTGCTTACTTTTTAGACGGTTCTGATACAACTCCTACAGATATAAAGGATTTTGTTTCAACAGGATCAACTCTATTAAATTTAGCAATTTCGAATAAACCTAATGGTGGTATTGCGGTAGGTCGTATTACTGAAATTAACGGTTTAGAATCGAGTGGTAAATCTTTAATTGGTGCTCACATTCTTGCGGAAACACAAAGAAAAGACGGAGTAGCAGTTTATATGGATACTGAGACTTCTGTGAGTAGAGAATTTCTTGAAGCTATTGGAATAGATGTAGGTAATATGTTGTATATACATTTAGAAACGATAGAAGATATTTTCGAAGCCATTGAAAAAATTGTTGTAAAGATTCGAGAATCAGATAAAGATAGGTTAGTAACTATATTAGTTGATTCTCTTGCAGCTGCAACAACTAAAGTTGAGTTAGAAGCTGATTTTGAAAAAGATGGTTGGGCTACAAGTAAAGCTATTATCATATCAAAAGCTATGAGAAAGATTACTCAAATGATTGGTAGACAAAAGGTAGCTTTAGTTTTTACCAACCAACTTCGACAAAAACTTGGTGTTATGTTTGGAGACCCTTGGACTACAAGTGGTGGAAAAGCATTACCATTCCACGCTTCAACTCGTATCAGATTAAAGAATCTTGGACAAATCAAAGATAAAAAGACTAATACAATCGGCATGAAAATGAGAGCACAAGTCATTAAAAATAGACTTGGTCCTCCCATGAGGCATGCCGATTTTAATTTATACTTTGAAAGTGGTATTGATGATGATGGTAGTTGGCTACAGGTTTTAAAAGATCATAAATTGTTAAAACAAGGTGGTGCTTGGTATACTATGATAAATCAAAATGGAGAGGAATTAAAATTCCAATCTAAAGATTGGTCAGAACAACTACAAGATACTAAATTCAAAGAGTATTGTTATAATTTAATTTGTGATAAAGTAATTCTTAAATACGATAAAAACTTTGGTATAGATGATATAACTGTAGCTGAAGAATCTGATGAGTAATGGTAGATATCTTTCTATACTTGATCAGATAAAAAAACATGGCGGGAAGATTGATGGTGGTGAACCTAACGATAAAGTACTGGTAATAGATGGCCTAAATACTTTTATTAGAGTGTTTAGCGTTATACCAACTCTCAATGATGATGGTATTCACATTGGGGGAATAGTTGGTTTTTTGAAATCAGTCGGTTACGCAATAAAAATGCTAAGGCCCACTCGTTGCATCATAGTATTTGATGGAAAGGGTGGGTCTACCCGTCGTCGCAAGGTTTATTCTGAGTATAAGAATAGACGCAAAACTAAAATTAGATTAAATAGAGTTAATGAATATTCTTCTGTAGAAGATGAACATCAATCTATGCTTTTGCAATTAAAAAGGGGTGTAGAATATTTAGAAAATTTACCATTAACCTTACTGTCTATTGATAATATAGAAGCAGATGATACAATAGCTTATATTACAGAGCAAGTACTCCCAAAAAATAAGGTTGTAATCATGTCTACTGATAAAGATTTTATTCAGTTAGTTAGTGAAAGGGTGTCCGTTTGGAGTCCAACTAAGAAGAAGATTTATACTCCAGATAAAGTTTATGAAGATTTTGGGGTTAATGCTAGAAATCTTACTCTTGCTAGAATTATTGATGGAGATAAATCAGATAACATTTCTGGTATAAAGGGATATGGTATGAAAACAATTCTAAAAAAGATTCATATTTTATCAGAAAATAAGATAATTAATTATGAGACCTTTATTCAATTTTTAGATGATAATGAATTGGATTTAGATAAAGATGTTTTATTAAGAAATTATTATTTGATGCAACTTCATGAAGTTGATATATCATCAAGTGCAAAATTAAAAATCCAAAATAGAGTTAATGAATCAATTCCTACATTGGTAAAATTTAAATTTCAAAAAATGTTTTTAGAAGATAAGTTATATACTGCATTGCCAAATTTAAATAGTTGGTTAGCAACAACATTTAATAGATTGAACCAAATGGCAGAAAAGACACATGGGTAGAAAAAGAAAATATTTTACAGAAACAGAAAAACGGGATGCTCAAAAAAAATGGCAGATGGAGCATTATCAAAGAAATAAAGAAAAGATTTGTAAAAAAGCTAAAGATAGATATCAGAAAAAAAAGAAAGAAATGATAGACTTGGAAAAGAGGAAAAGGTTATATGGTGAGGGATAAGGAAACCTTTGTAGAATTTGGGCCACAATTTCAAATAAAGATTCTATCATCTTTATTAAAAGATAATATTTTTATTCAAACTATTCATGATATTTTAAAATCAGGTTATTTTGAAGCAGATGCAAATAAATTTTTATGTGGAACTATTATTGCACATTATATGGAATGGAAAAGAGTTCCAACATTAGAAGTTCTTAAAGTTAAAATAAAAGAATTAGATAATGATGTTTTAAAAGAAACTGTTATTTCAAATTTAAGAGAGGTGTGGAGAAATTTAGATTCTACAGATTTAGATTTTATTAAATCAAAAGCATTGGATTTTTGTAAAAATCAAAAATTAAAAGATGCTATTGTTAGTTCAATAGATTTATTGGAAAATAAAGATTATGGTGGAATCAAACAAATAATTGATGAGGCGTTGAAGGCGGGGTCTGAAAGAGATTTGGGACATGATTATAATGTAGGTATAGAAGAAAGATTAACAAAGAGTGCTAGAAGTACTATTTTAACACCTTGGGATGTAATTAATGAAGTTATGGATGGTGGATTGGGTAAAGGAGAATTGGGTGTAATTGTTGCTCCTGCTGGTATTGGTAAAACTTGGATGTTACAATCTATAGCTTCTAATATATGTAAAAGTGGATTATCTGTAATACATTATACATTAGAATTAAATCAAGAGTATGTTGGATTAAGATATGATTCAATATTTAGTGGAACACCAACTGCTAATATAAAATATTATAAAGATGAAATAAGGAAAATAGTAGAATCAATTAAAGGAAAATTATTAATAAAATATTTTCCAACCAAATCCGCTACTGTACAAACTTTAAGTGCACATTTGAAACAAATTGAGTTAAGTGGGATAGATATAGATTTAGTTATTGTTGATTATGCAGATATTTTAAGTGGTATAGGTACAGAAAAAAGGTATGTGTTAGAAAATATTTATGAAGATTTAAGGGGATTAGCAGGAGAATTTGAAGTTCCTATATGGACAGCATCACAAGCAAATCGTTCCGCGTTAGAAATGGAAATTATTGAAGCGGATAAGGTAGCAGAGGCATATAGTAAAGTAATGATTGCAGATTTTGTTATGTCTGTTAGTAGGAAGGTAGAAGATAAAATATCACATACTGCTAGATGTCATACTATTAAAAATAGATTTGGGGTGGATGGATTTACTTATCCTATGAATATGAATACTAATATTGGTAAGATTGAAATATTTGAATCTACAACTATGAAGGGTAAAGAACAACAAAATAAGATGGATAATTCAGAAGAATATCTTAGAAAACAACTGTCAAATAAATATAAGGATTTAAATAAGCCACTTGACCCAGTTGAGGGATTTGAATAATATACTTGTATATATTCTATTTGGTTATTCTGTATATATTATATTTAATAGAGGTGAGAGATTGTTTTGTTTTAGAAAATTTTATAGCAAGGAGTTTTTTTGATGGTAGTAAATGGTAATGGGATAAATGGTAGTTTTGAATCTTTTAAATTAACAGATAATTTTATAGACAAGTATAAAAGAAAAAAACCACCATTCGGTTTTAATGGATTAGGTGAATTAGTTTATATGAGAACATATTCTCGCGTTAAAGAAAATGGTAAAAATGAAAGATGGTGGGAAACAATTCGTAGAGTTGTAGAAGGAACTTATTCTATGCAGAAACAATGGATTGAATCTCATCAACTTGGATGGAATGCATGGCAAGCACAGAAC